GAAATCCTTTTGAAAGATCGAATTCCATTTGAGGACCAAAAAGCTCAATCATCCCCGTTTTAGTTCGATCTCCTTTGATAAATCCATTTTCTAAAACATTTTGAAGTAAATCTAAATATTGTTGCATGGCAAATTATAATATATATACAATAGTTTTTCTATTCAATATCGTCTGATGGAGACCATTCACACTGATCTCCGTCACAAAATTTGCTGCCTGATATATCTGCTTCTTCTGATTTTCCAAAATCTACAGGCTTGATTTGCTTAGAATATTTGTCATAATCTTCTTCGCTAATTTCCTGATATGGTGCTTGCTCATACTTGTGATCAGTTAGTGGCAAAAAGCTTAATGACTTGACATATGGTGAAACGAATTCAATAACCCTTTTTAGATCCTTAGCTTCATCCTTGTTGAATGTTACTGTGCAAGACACTCCATTATCTGACCAATAATGCTGCATCTCTCGAACTGCTAGAACCTGCTCCCAAACAGATACATCAAACTTACTTTTTGTGAAGTTTTCTTCTTTTACTGGGAAGTAGACAACTACTGTTCCACCCTTACTAGCAAAGGATTCAAAAATACTATCACTTGTAACACCTATTGGCTTAATACTATTAATATCAATATATTTTTTCCAATTTTCCGATTCTTCTTTTCCAATTTCAGAACCAGCTTCCTTAATCGACTTCTTAAGTATCTTACTATCTGTTGCCGAAAATTCAATTCTATAATTTGCTTCTATAAGATTCTTGATCAGTGGTGAGGATGCACTGCAACGTACAGTCCTATAATAAAATTCATCATGAGTAAAGTGAATTCCAGGTGTGGCTCCAGCCAAGATAGAAACGGTATTGTGACTCACTACTCCATTAGCAATATACGTATTTCCTTCAGGAACTTCAATATCGAATGTTTCACATTCAGAATCTTCAATTGAAACAATAGGATCTAGCCAGAAATCATTCCAAAATCTACTTTTGAAATCTTTAGACTGATATCTGTTTGGAGCAATATCTCTATTTTGAACAATCCATCTATCTTTAGACCCTAAACCACCAGGACCAGCACTCTTTATTTTGACGTTAAACCCTACAGCTCTACACAACTGTAAAATCTGTCTAGAAAATGTTTCTGATACAGAACACATTGTCCAATTAGATAAATTGTGCATTCCTCCATCAGCTCTCCAAAAACCATCTATAAAAGCTATTCCAATTTCCTTTCTAGACTCCCTGATAATTCTTGGTACTTGAATATCACTAGAAAAGGCTTTTAAAATACTGTTCTTTTCCATCCAAGATAAAAGGGTAGTACTATTAATATAAAGAGTATTTCCGTCATCTATATAGCTGTCTATATCGAACTCTTTTTTGACATATTCGATAACCCAATCTAATAGGGCTGGCTGTTTTCTATTGAAAGAAATTCTAACACCTTTATTGTGAATAGATCCGTCTCCATAAACAAGACCTAAGAACCACGCCAAATCTTCACTCATCTTATCTGGTGTTCTTATCTCTTTAGCATTACAAGCTATTTCTGACTCATCTAAAGATAGTAAGCTCGGAACATTTTCTGTAAATTGTGTTCCCAACTTTACTACTAAGTTATCACCAACAGACATCTCATCTGCTCTTTTCCATATGTAGTTACTTTCACTATCCAGTATTCGATACATATGATTATGTGAAGATTCAAGTTCGACACCATCAGATGTTGTTATTTTTTTAGTTTTAACAAAACCATTTACATAAAATTTGGTAGATTGTTCAAAGCTATCTTTATCAGACATTACGTCCATTTTGTGATCTTGCCATTCTGATCCAAGAGTGTCTCCGATCTCGTCCAGTGACAGTAGACCATTACTTGTAGATATAAGAGTGTCCTTTCTTTGGCAACCAGAGGGTTTAACCGTGGTCATCTTGATTGATCTGGGTATTCCTAACCACCTTGAGTAAACCCTATCCCAGCCTCGAATGGCTTCATATCCCTTGTCACAAAAATCATTCAAGAACGAACTATGTCCAAATTTCTTAAATGCTTGTTGAATACCGGACATCGAACAACCAATTCTTCGATTCCTCATCATAACAGCATTTGTTTTTTCATTATGAGTTGGAACAAGGGTGACAGATTTCGCATAAAGATAGGCGTATTTTAATGTTTCAATATACTCTTCTGGCGAGTCATGATTGGCTGGAAGTGTTTCTACTAAGCAGCACAATTCATGATTTTCCAGATTTTGCTCTACACAATTGTGAACGTATATTCCATTTGCATCAAAAGCGTGAACTTCATCTACCGTTACGTCATAAACATCTTCATAATCACCTTCAACAAGTTCCACAAATGTTCCTATAAACTTTGTTTCGTTTGGTTTTCTTTTATAATTTTTTATTTTAGATTCTAAAAGTTTAGACTTATGAAAATCACTAAATCCAATTTTTTCCGAATATTCGACAATATCTTGACCAGAAATAATTAAGTCAAAATTTTCTTTTCCATCTGGCATACTTCGATATCCTTCATCTCTTCTTTTGTATATCGAAGAAAATATGCCCAATCTCAAAAGCATTCTCTGCACAGTCTTTAACCTGTTTAGATCTGACTGATTGAGTCTAATGCTAACTCCCTTCTCTTGAGCACCTTGGACTGATCCGTCAGCATCAAACAACCCACTAAGAAAACCTTTGTAAAAGGATGAGGAAGATCCCTCAATCTCTTTTGAAATAACTTTATTTTTATTTAAGTTATACTTTTTTGAGATTTCACCAATTGAGCTAAGGGAGTATCGATACTCTTCCCTGTCCTCAATGTATCCCCACCCATTGAAGTCTTTTCGTCTACCAAGTTTTTCAGATGCCTTTTCAACTGCTTCTAATATTCCACCAAAACCAGGATTGCCCTTACTCCAAACAGATAATACCGGCCTTCCCTTTACAAAGGTGCCATCTCCAACAAGTAGACCCATCAAGTATCCACTACCCTGATCTTCATCATTCTTCGTACCCCAATCTGATGATTCTCGATGATTGTGAATAACGACCTTATCATTACTCTTTAGATCCTGGGCTTCTACCCAAACTCCATCATCCGTTAGCACTTTATGCTCTTTAGTTAGACAGACCTCATAACCCTCTTTAGTTATTAGTGTGAAAACTTTCTTGTTTCCTGTTTTCCAAAAACCAGAAGATAATGTTTTGTAATTCTTTCCATTAACTTTTGCTAAAAATTCCTTACCTACTAGGTCAGAAACTTGTTTAGGACCAATGCTTGTATTGATCCAAGAATCACTAGTAACGCAAGGATTGAATCCATCGACATCATCATACCTTTCTGACTCAAATGACACCCATCCATCTTTCATTCTTCCATAATGCCGAGCATTATCTAAAAAGATAAGTCCTGGCTCACCATTGCTAATAATATTATTTGTTACTAGTCCGAAATCTGAATTGCTAGAAGCGAAAACAGAATTGTTTGACGCCCAACGACGATCACCCAATTCTTCTCCAAACTTAGTAGGATCTTTCATCTCTACATATTCTCTATCATCAATTTCTCCAATTCCAAGCTCCGCACTTCTACGAACATTTCCGGCAACAACACACTTTCCAACAAAGTTCATTATGTCAACAATTGCTACTGATGATATCTTTTCCCCAATAAGACCATCTAAGATATCCCTAATGTTGTTATGAAGATCTTCCAAAGGATCAGGTCCACTTGACTGCCCGCCGAATCCTTTAATCGGTGCTCCATATGGCCTTATTAGATCATATGAAAATGTAACTGAATCTTTTCCTTGATAAGAGTTTAGGAGCAATTTTATAGAATCAACCCATCCCTCTCTTGAGTCAGGTATTTCGAAATTTACAATATTATCTTTAGGTTTTTTTACTGTTATGGATTTTGCACCTTTTGTATCAAACCCAATTCCAACTCCCAACATGAGCATGTCCATAGCCCACGCGAATGGGGCGGCCAAATCTATGGAAATATCCTTCGTCGAAACGAATCCGCAATTATGCGTCAAAATATTGTCTGAAAGCGTAAAGCAGTTCCGGTCAGGAACTTGTACGCAATAAACAGTTTCGAATCGATCTGTTTCTTCAACAGACTCTACTATCCAATGCCTTGACTTAATGTCGCTTCCTCCAGCATCTACAAAATTCTTTCTATGTTCATCGATAAGAAAAAACTTCTCACTCAAATGCTGTCTCATCAACGTAATATGATACATTTTGTGAGGTTTGTTGGTTAGATTAGAAATCCTATCTTCTTCTTGAATAGAATAGGCTCCAATGCCAAGCACCGAACACACATCTCTTACGAAAAGAATGTTGTCATGACTTGAGCTAGAAATTTTTGCCGTTCCATCTTTTTTACAACTACCATCTGCCGCAAAATATCCTGCTAACCAACCAAAAAGATATGTCTTGTTTTCAGAGATACTTGGCTTATCTTTGAAAAAGTTAGGAATACAATAGTACTCTTTACCATCAGCATGTTCTAGTTGTCTACTTGGACATAATTCAAAATATTTTTCTAAAGCGCTATCCTTTTCACCGATCAAATTTGCAACAGCAGAGTTTCTATTGTCCCCTCTTCTACACCCATCTCCAAAAACAAACCCATGAGAAATTCCAAATGGAGATGGATCAATGTTTTTGACTCCCTGTCCAAAGGAGTATTGAAGCCTGTGAATCCCTGGTCGCAGGTCTGTTGTTTTAAACTCATTCCAACCGCTACTTCTATAGGGTTTTCGGCGGTCTCTTGAAAACCAAATATGATCACCTGTAACAAAAATGTCCTTCTTTACACCCTGCCTTGACAGAGTTAGCCTGTAAAGCTTTTGCTGTCCGAACTCCTTAACTTCAGCCTCTACCCACTTCCCCTCAGAAGACAATACTTTTTGCTTGGTTCCAACTGCTTCAATGAAGGTCTTAACACCAGAATCTGTAAGAAACTCTGTCTCTCCAGAAAAGCAATTGTTCAACCCAGCACTTCCGATTTTATCAACAATTTCTGTTCCCATCATCCATAGTCCGCGACCAGGAGGTAGAAACTTAAAATTCCACATCTTTTCAAAAAATGTTTGAGCAGTTTTTTGTGCCTGATATGCATTCCATGGAAGACCATTTGTTTTACAGTGCTTTTCTTGAATTGAAAAAGTACCTTCAGTAACTCTTTTTAAAGTATCAAAAAACTCTTCTTGAACACCTTCTGATGTTAATCTTGAGTATGTCCTTTTGTAAGTAAAATATGAAAGATCGCCATATCCCCACTTAGGTTGCTTGCCTTTATATTTGCTTGAGAATTTTTCTGAAAGTTTAAATGTCATTTTAGCCTGTTTTGTATATCGTTTTTTGAGTAAAAGTTTTCTGCACCATTTCTTTATTGAGCCAAAAGAAATAATAAACTAGAGTATGAAAATTTGTGTCCCGTTTGTGGGTATAGATTAACTATGATCTTGAAGGGCTCAATCATAGTATTCGTAATCAGAATTTTGTGAAGTAATTTTCACTATCTCACCACAACCTTGACATGCAGGACATTTTGAAAGTGTTACAAAAAGAGGAATTTTTCCTGTTCCATCACACTTTAGACATTTTGTCCTTTCAGTCTCATAATCACCATCACCACTATCAGCATAGTCGTATTCATCATCAAAATCGAAATCTAGATCTGACATATTGTTATTTATGTAATGGTTTGGATTAGACACCTCAATAAATATTATTGAGAATCCTTGTTCTCTTCTTTAAGTCTCATCTTCTCATCTTTTTTAACTTGTCTCTTCTCTTCTCTAAATTGATCTCTCAACCTTCTTTTCATATCGTCTTCTTCGTCTTCCGAGGTTCTAGAGACTGCCGCAAACTCTTCTTTTGATATAACTTCAAATCTAGAAGTTTTCTTATCAATTCTCATTGGTAGAATGTCCCCATCTCGACCATTTCTATTTTTAGCAGTGAAACCATTCAATACCCCCTTAGACTTGTCTTTAGGCTTGCAAGCCCCTGTAAAAACAAAGTCAGGTACATCTAGCTTACGGAAAGACTCACTCATATTCTCTCCCGTAACAATTTCAGCACTAGAACCTTCCTTGTTTGATTGCGAAGCGCTCCATACAGCAAATTTGGGACTACATTCTCTACCAATATTTCTGAGATCTCTATAGATTGCCTTGAACTCATGCCTAGAGCTATTACTATCAAATTGCTTGATAGAACACATTTCATCAGCATAATCAACAATAACAAGATCTGGCCAGAAATTCTTTTTTAATCCCAACTTTTGCATTTGACCGCGAAAAGTTGCTGTTGTAACAGAAGATGAAGGATATTCTTTGATCATCAATCTACCAAGATCTTCCCCATTTTCTTCATACCATCGATTAACGAAGTCTTTATTTTCAGCAATCTCTCTATTGTTTATTCCTGTAAACCAACCATCATATCTGCGTCCAACTTCCTCCTCACCCATCTCCAGTGTGTAATGCAATACATTGAATCCAGCTTTTAGAGCGGCTGCTCCAACTTGAACAAGCCAATGGCTTTTGCCTACACTTGGGGCGGCTACAAATATGCCAAGCTCACCTCTTCCTAATCCACCATCTAAAACTTCTTTCTTGTCAAGTTCTGGGATTCCTGTAGGAATAGGTGACCGTTTCGTGCTTAGAAATCTTGCTTCTCTATCCTCACTAAAGTCATGACCAATACCAACTTCATCACCAGCTGATAAAGCTATTTTCATTATCTCCATAACCTCAGGATATCTGTCTTGCATAATCAACTCAGAACTCTTAAAGAGAGCTTCTTTCATTGCTTGTTTTTTACAGAAATCTAACGCTTTCTCTTTTACGAATGGTAAATCACATAGATCTGGTGTCTTTTTTGTCTTTGATAGAATTGGAATGATTTTTCCCAATAAAGCCGTTGACATACCTTCTTGTGATTTTTCTAGATTTTCCTTTAATATCCCAGCAAGAATGGGAATTGTTGGAAAAGTTCGATATCTTGCATAATAATCGTAATACTTTTTTGCTAAGAGCTGAAAGTGAGCCAAATCAAAGTACTCCACCTTGATAATATCAACCATTTGCTCTGCCCAAGAAGTATCAATCAGCAATGCTTGGATTACTCTTTCTTGAAAATCTTCTCCATAGTTAGAGAAAGAAGGACCGCTAACAGAGTCATCTGTCGTGTCTACCATATCTGTTGTCATATTTGTAATATTGTTCCTTAAGTAAATGTAAGATGATTGAAAGAGTCACAAATTCTATTTACATCGAGACCGTCTAGGTCGAAGTCTAAATACTTCTTCCAAAACTTGATCTTGTTGTTTTTTAGTTTGTACTCTTCTACGATTCTACAAATCAAATGAACCTGATTGAGATTAAGTAATCGATCATCAAGAACCATCAGGTCCATATTTCGTCTGACTATCTTCTCACTCTCAACTATGTTTTTATACATAACAAGAGGCTTTTTCGCAGTATTTACTTGCTCTCTACTTTCTTCCAAAATATCATCAATAGTAATTACTTCGTTGATCATATCGAAACGTTTTGCCAAAGTTTTAAATCCAACACGAGACACTCCATCAATATTGTCAGAACTATCTCCACAAAAAGCCTTTGCTACACAAAAGTTATCTGGAGATATACTGAATTCATTTATTACATCCTGTTTATTTACAAAAACCTTTTTTCCTGGTCGATAAATTTTTGTTTTATCATCAAGAAGTTGATAAAAATCCTTATCAGAAGAAACTATAGTTTTTTCATCGTCTTGGAATATCTTCTTACACATATACCCAATAACATCGTCCGCTTCGCAATCATCTACATACAACTGCTTAACTGGCAACCACTTAAGTAACTCAATAAGCATTCGTATCTGCTTATTCTTATTGTCATCGGTGTCAGGAATGTCGTCTCCATAAAACCTATTCATTTTTGCAGGCTTTCGATTTGCCTTGTATTCTGGGAATATCTTTCTTCTGCGTGGTGAACCTCCACCTTCCCATACGACATACACTTCACTTGGTACGTGCCTGTTTACAAGAGCAGATAACGCCTTTATATATCCGATAGTCCCACCTGAAAGATCTCCGTTCTTATCCATAGAAGGATTAGCCATATAATGCCTCACAAAGAGGTTCATGGAATCCACAATCAATATCTTTTTATTCATTTTACTTACCTGCTCGATGAGAAGCTAACATCTTCTCTGCAATTTGTCAAGATTTTTATATAAAAATTCCGAGCCAAATAAATAGCTCGGAATTCGTCTCCTAAAGTATTTTAGGTATCGCCGGTACTTCCTAGTGCTCCGTCTCCTCGATCCGTCTCAGAGTCGTAAATAGAATCACTCTCGATAAGCTCAACGTCTGTTTCAATCTTTACAAATACGGCTTGAGCTATTTTTTGACCTGCAACGATGGAAGTTGTAAGTCGACCAACATTGTTAAGGTTTACAAATATTTCTCCATCGTAATTGCGATCAACAACACAGGCTCCAACAAGTAAGTGATTTTTTGATGCAATTCCACTCTTGTTCTTTATTTCAAGCATGTACCCCTCTGGTACTTCTATTTTCAACCCAGTTCCAAGAATTCGACTTTCCCCTGCACCGACCTTCATTGCTTTACCCCAGTCTCTCTCATCTGATGGGCAGTAAAACAAATCCATTCCAGCATCTGTAGGATATGCCCGAACAGGCATCTTTGCTTTCCCATGAACCTTTGTTACACGAACTTTCATACGTCTAACTCCTTCATAATGTTCTCTTCTGAATCCTCACCTTCATCAGCATCATCCGTATCAGGATCGTACTCGCTAGCTTCCTTGTTGCTTCGATCCATTATGGTTCCCATTATTTTTGACAAACAAGGCTTAGTTATTGTCTCAAAATGTTCTACCATTAATTTTTCTTCGATATTCTTTTGCCTAAAAGAGTCCTTGTTCAATGACTCTCCAGTTGATGCATCAAATGTCTCAATCGTCTTGTATGCACCTCCTTTGAAAATGTATATTTTATCACCGACAGTAATTCCATCCACCTGATCTATAAACATCTCCCAGATTGGCATGTGTTCCTTAATTCCAACTCCAAAATGAATATCAAATTCCACAACCCTATGTGGAGCAGCGATCTTGTTCTTTCTTGTTTTTGCCCTTACTCGAATACCGCAAGCAGGGACTCCTTTGTCTCTAGCTTCTGACTTCTTAATGTCTTCTGGGTATACATCTCTTACTTTTGAAAGACCAATACGTATGCTGCTCCAATACCTTACTCCACTACCACCCTTTGTCTTCGTTTTTTCTGATGTATACATGTTTGCACCAATAACATCATATTCTTGGTTTACCATATTGAAAGAAGCACCAGACTCGTTTAGGTGTGGAGTAAATTTTCTTAAACACATTGTAATCTGTTTTGCGTTAAGTCCAACCATCTGCTCGTCGTCATAGGCTCTAACAACTTCCTTTCTAGAGCCGATTCCGCCAATAGAGTCCCAAAAAATTGCGATAGGAACTTCTTTCCAAAGTTCTTGCCACTCCTTCAAATACTCTTCAGCTACTTCGAATACTCCCTCAATACTATCTACCTTTGAGTAAGTAAACCTATTTGATTCAACATCTACACCAAGAGCCTTTAGGTTTTCAATAGAGGTTGCAAGCTCTGTATCGATATACATAACCACGCCACCTGATTCCAATACGTCTCTTGCCATTTGATAACAAATATGAGACTTACCTATAGATTCAGCACCAGCGATTTCAACGTACCTACCTCCTGGTGCTCCGCCTTCAGCCCTATTTCCAGACATGATTGAATCTAAAAGAATAGATCTTGTCGAATACCATCTGTCAATCTTTGCAGGATCCACTCCGTCATTAAGTGAGAAACATATTTGTTTGCCTTTTCCCAACTTTTTATTAAGACGTTCTATCATCCCGTTCGCTATTTCATCAATACTTCTTTTTTTCTTTGCCTTAGCCATAAATAAACTCCATAAAAAAACAGAGGCGCAAGAGCGGCACGCCTCTGTTCTAAACTCAGTATCTCAGTTTCGCTCTTAAGTTCCATTAATTATCTACTCGTCGGAGTCGTCGTCATCCTCATCGTTCATGAATTCGCTCAATTTAGCTAAAGCTTCTTCTTTAGTTTCAACGACTTCTTTTTTATCAGCTTTCTTCTTAGAAGTTTTCTTCTTTGGAGTATGCTCGACAGGATCTTTATTCTTTTCTTCCTTGTCGTCATCATTTTCCTTTTTAGGAACAGCCCAATTCTCCAACATCTCTTGTAGTTGCGAAGCGTTCTTCTTTTGCCACTTGAGTGCCTCATCTAAGTCTGGAATGTTTTCTAACCATTCCTTAATCTGATCAGGGTCTTCACTTAGTGGACACTTATCAAATGCTGGATCTGGTGGCAACAACTTCTTATCTAGAGGCTTTTTCTTATCTGGTACATGCTCTACAGTTAGCTCAATCCATCTTGAGTTTTCTGGATCGATAAAGTTTCCATACTTTTCATAATCCATAAATAAGCTAATAAGTCTAGCATGAACAGACTTAGAGCTAAATCTCCAAAGTCTTACACCTAACTCCTCTTCCCCCTTGACGATTACTGGGATGTAAGCTGTTTGATTTGGAAACAGCTTCTTTGCTATTTCCTTGTCAGCAAGGTCTTCCGAATCCCATAGTTTTTGGGCTCTATCTTGAACAGGGTCACTTTCCCCAAACTGCTTTAAGGTTAGCGGTGCTTTGATCCAAAAACCTCTATCGTCCTTTCCTCCACCTAATGTAAAGTAGAACCATCTGGTTTTGATTGGATCTTCATCCTCATCTTCTGTCCACGGAAGAACATATACTTCATGCTTTCCAACATCTGGTGACCAGAATACTGACTTTTTATTTTTTTTGGTATCTTTTTTCTCACCCTTTAGTTGAGATAGGTTTGTTCTTAATTTTGTTACGTTTATTTTTCTTGCCATAATATTTGCAACCTTTCGTTCTTGGTGATTGCGGGAGTATCCTGGCTTTCTATCAAAGTGCCTTTTGGATACATAAATATTATAACTTACAATAGATGTTTTGTATAAAAAATTTACTTAAAAATACTCAATGATTTCAGTAACTTATAAAATAAATAAACTTTTAATTTGGCAACTTTTTATTGGATATTGCAATGATTTTTTCATCATTTTGACCACTACTTTCTAATAGTAAACTACAATATTTTCGAAGAAGTTTCATACATTAAATTTTCTTCCCTGAAATTCTCTACTGAAATGATCTGAAAGGCCTTTCTTGGCATCTCTTCCTGCTGACTGTGTTAGTACATAAAGTTTATTTATTATTTCAGAAGATTCTTTATTGTTTCCAACATAAACCTTCAAAGATGAGAGATCACCAAAAGTTTCTTTTTCAGCATAAAGACCAGCTTGTTCGTTTGATAGTCCAATTTTTATAGCATCATCAAAATAATCCCAAAAAGACCATTCAAACTCCTTTTCAGAACTTGTTGAAAGTCTGTATGGAGAATATCGATCTTCTAAGATTATTCTAATGTACTTTCTTGGCACTTACTCGGCCTCGCCGCCACCAAAAGAATTGAATGATGTTTTTTTCTTTTTCTTCTTATCTTTTTTCAAGTAAGGACTTCTATTGTCTGTTCCCATTGGACCAATATGTCCACGGATTTGTCCAGACGGTTGACCAGGACTTCCTGCTGCTCCACCACCAACAGCACTCACTTCATCTAGCTCGCCTTCTGCAAGTTCGTCGGATGTTACTGATTGAACTAATGCATCCTCTAGCGTTACTCCACTAGACTGAAAATGATCTTCAAAGTTGTAAGCCACAAAGTCCCTACCTTCCTTTGATACACCAACAATAACTCCAGATGATGCATGCTTATACATCATGTATTTCGTGGTGCGGCCTCGTGGAAGGAAGTCTCCAATGCTAGTTTTGATAGGAGGTCCAATTGGCTCACCTTTTCTTAGTTCTAATAAAATTGTACGAATATATTGTCTTATCATCTTGCCCTCATGTACTTCACTGTCTGGATGCCCTGGGTCCATATAAAATCTCCACCGATTCAAATCGTATGGAGGATCAAATGTTGCACCAACATCCTCTTCATCTTCAGGATCCCCCATCCAATCATCAATATCATCTTCAGTTGATGTATTCTGAGAAAATCTAGAATAACTCGATGAAGCAGATGTAGATGGGGAGCCTGATTGGCCGCCTCTCGGCGTTTCATTGGGCAAATAAGACATACTATGTCTTTGGGAATCATACCCATGTGCGGCTCCTGCTTCTTCTAAAGAAAAAACATCCCTCAATTTCATTATTTGCGCCACTATAATATTTATCCCATTAAAATAGAAAAGGCACCCAAATGGGTGCCTCAACTCTACTAAATATAATAATATTTACTCATTACCCATATATGCGACCAATCTAAGCGCTGTGTATGTTGCAAAAGCTAAAGGTGGCTCTTTGTACTTGTTGTACTCTTCATTGGTCCCTCCGCTTGTTAAAATAGCTACATGTTCGTCTGGAGTGATTTTAACACCGAAGTGCTGGAGCAATTGGATGCTTCTATCATAAGTTCTCATAAATGGAAGATCTTGATTGTATTTGAATAAATCTCCACGCTTTTTATGCCATTCGCTATCTTGTATCTCCATCAATTTCTCATCAAGTGTCCCAATCATTCCAATATTTCTAAATAAATTGACAATAATCATTGACTCCTTAGACAATCCAAGCTTAAACTTGGAATTTAGGGTAATACAAGCCTTTAGAGCCTTTAGGTTCTGATCAACAAGGCTACCAGGAACAGACTTAGTACTAGAGGAACACTCGCCTATCCTTTCCCCCAATTCATCCAAAAGAACCTTTATAGCCTCAGACCTATCTCCTGTTCCATTTTCTGCTAGATTGCAAAAAATATCCCAGTTTTGAACAATTTCTTCTTCCTTCAACATACAACTAGAGATTATCACAGCCCAAAAGAAGTTTACCTATTTTTGGAATCTTAGAACCATATTTTTTTATGTCTTCTATTACTTCATCACTAATAAGATCTTCTGGGAAGTCAAACAGGATATTGTCATGGATAATAAATGTTGGAACAATTCTTGGGTCAATATTTTTTATAATTTTACTAAACCCAATCATATAAGCATCTAAAGCTGTACTTTGAATTAGAAGATTGTAAAGCTTATGTCCAGCACCATCCTCAGGATAAAGGCATCTTCCAAAATGATTTTTTATCATTCCTGTATCACGATACTCTTTAACCAACTTCTTTGTCATACCAAAAACATTGAAATACTCCTTAATCTTCGGAAGAATACCTTGACACTCATCCACGCTCAATCCAGTTGTATCACTTAGTGTTTGAGCACCTGCCCCATAAAGAGCAGACAAAGAGGCTTGCTTTACAATGTCTCTATCAAATTTGTTTTCAAATACTTCAATATTTATTTTTGTATAGATATCGTCAGAAACTTCTCGTCCTGCCAAAATCAAAGCCACTCTTGGCTCAACTGCAACATAATCAAATTGAAGAACTTTTCCACGCTTATACCTTGACCTAAAAAGCGTCTTTAGCTCTTTATTTAGTCTCAGTATTTGTGGACCCGACTTCCACTTAAGTCTACCTGAAAGGGATGTGAACGGATCATAGTTTGCAACTTCTGCATAACCTTTCTCATCAGGCTCAAAACTCTCAATCACAAATTCACTAACTCCAGGAATATCGTGAGACATAAGGTAATCAAAAACCTTTTTTCTTATTTTAGATGGCCTTAGAGCCCTCAGAACATTTTGTGTTTTCCTAAATGTCTTTTTGTAATAGGATAGGTCAGTTAGGAAAAAGGCGTTTCTAACCTTATCTACAATGCTCTCAACGTATCTTTCAAACTCATGAGAGGGTAGAACCATCTTCCAAGGTATGTTCTCTTGGAAAGTCATTTGACGTATTATTAAATTAAATTTATTGGGTGGTCTAATATCTAGAATGGTTCCGCAAAGTTTTAAAACTCCTAAAAGATCATATTCTGGCTGAGACTCTCCTACAGTCCAAACATCAGGAAGTTCCTCGACCCACTCTCTACTAGTATCTTTTACCAATAAGTGAGAATCGGATCCTAAAACATTCTTGTGAATACAGAATTCCACAAGTAATCGTACTAAACTTATTCACCATTTGGATCATCACTTCCATCATAATCAGAAAGAATTGTAATTGCAGCATCAACCTTCTGAAGCATTGACTGATATTGACCATATGCATCAACTGGTGTCATTCCAATAGAAGACAAGAATTTTCCTGGAGTAAAGCTATGTTGAATTTTGCTAACCAAATAAATGTTGTCGATTGTAGTTCCGGTTTGATAGTCACAAAAGAATGCCTGAGTAAATTCAAGTATTGGACAACCAAGTGACTTCATGTCAGCTTGTGCTGGGAACACTCTTACTGGTAGACCATTCGTTCCAGCACCATTAGGGGTAAGATCTCCCTTGTCTCCAGCATTGATCATGTTAATTGTAGACAATTTTTGATCCTGAATTGTTTGAAGACCAGCTTCAATAACTGCTGTATTGTTTGCCCCAAAAATAATTGTAGGCATTGTATTTGCAACGAATGCCTTTACCGCCTTTGGTCCACCATTAAATCTGTAAACTGGTCCCTCTTGACCATCTCCACCAACAGGCCTTATTCTTTGAATTAGTTTTCTTTCTTCAGCCTTATTGATTAATTCTCTCAAATAGTTTGCTTCTTGTTTGAGAAGTTCTGATGGTTCTTTTCCATGAATAACAGACTGAATATCTCCAAGAGTTTGAATCTCTTCATCTCTTTGAGCAGCCAAAAAGGATGACTGAGATTCGTATGATGAGGCCAACTTATCAAACACATGAATTCTAAGAATAGTTTGACTCTCTCGAACACTAGCAGTGTCTCCATCCTTATCAGGAAGCCCAGGAACACACTCTACATACATGCTTACTTCTGGTAGCTTAAATATTCCATCAGGAATTCCCGACTCCTTCATTCTTTCCTCAATAACTCCATTTAATTTTGTGGGATTATTTTTATATTTTCTTACAGGAATATTCCTATTTCCAGTTTCCTTATCTGGATCGTATCTATACAAATCCCTCAATCCATATAATGGATTTGAAATATCTTCAAGATAAGTGTTAGAAAGAAAATTCATCATCTCTCTCAATGATAGGTTTGCTGAACGTCTAGATGTTGCAACCTTTTTGTATCTCTTTTGAAAGTTGGATATCTCTACAGGAAATGCTCCTATGTTGGTTCCTCTTCCTGATCCTGCATGACTATTCAAGGTATAGTAAAGAACCTGTATATCGTCAAACTTATTAGTGTCAGCCAATGGCTGAACAACAAACAACAACATAAGCTTAGCTAAGCTTACAAACTGCTCATCCTTTTCACCTTCCTTCAATCCGCCTACATCCGATAGCCCATCAAGGAATAAAAATGGATCAGGAGTTCTCGTTCCACCCTTTGCAATGTCTCTACCCTTGATTAGTAATATCTTATCACTAATTGCGCTACTAATACTTGTATTTATATCTCTAGCCTCTCCATCATTACCACTTTTTCCATAAAGATCAATTAGGGATTGCCTTAGCTCTTTTGCACTCTTTGAAGGATTACTATCTAAACCCTTCAAGGTCTTCGCCAATTCTCTCTTTAGCGCTTTTGACAATTGAAGTTCTGCATTCGTATCAGAAGCTGTGTTTAAAATTTGTTGTCCACGTATTTCTTTTGTAAATCTAGAATCTTGTTTGAATACCCTTTTTCTCAATTCAGCAATCGTTATTTGAAGCTTTTCAATAATTTCTCTCTTTTCTGCTACATTTGCTCCTGCGGATATCTTTGAGGTATACATATCTACCGCACCCTTGGTGAAAAGACTAAGCTCTACATCAACTTCACCATTCGACTTTATTTGAAAAGAGTTATTTTGAATCTGAAATTTTTCTTTTACCTTTAGAGCATTGATGAATTTTGCAAAAGAGTTTCCCTTATTTTTGTCTGGGTGTTCCCAACCATATTCGATGAGAATCTCTGTCTTATTATAAAGACCAGACTTAATAAAGTCAGAAATCTCTGCCAATCTAGACCTGTCATGCAATACGAAGTTTAGTTTAGCTGTTCTGTGGGCCATCATCCCAGCAGCTGGGACTATGTTTACATCAAAGCTTACCAAGGAAGCAAGTGGTCGAAATCTGTCAATAAGAGGGGTTGCCCTTAACTCATCTTCATTAGAAGAATTAGCATTTACTAATGTTTGTGGCATTAAAAACAACTCTGTTCCTGCCTCTCCAATTCCCTCTTGACT